TCGAGAGCGTCACGAGCCCCGACGCGACCGACACGACCGTTCCCTGCGACGGGTTCGGGAAGTCCGGACCCATCACGAATGCGACTCCGTCGACGAACCAGACGCGCACGAGCTCGCCGATCGCCGGCAGATAGTCAGATCCCGCGAGCGCCGTAAGCGTGCCCTGCCCGTTGATGACGACCGTGAAACCGGTCGTCGTGACCGATTGCACAGCGGCAATGTAGGTCGACACCTTCGATTTGCCCGCGAGCAGCTGCTGCAGGGCGAGGGTCGCGCTCACTGTCCCACCGCCAATGTTGTCTGCTGCGTCTTCGCCGTCGTGCGCGTGATCTTCGTCACCCGACCGGTGAACTGCTCCACGACGACACCCGACGCCATGCGCTTGACCGTGACGACGTCGCCGAGGTCCCGAAGCGGGTTCATCACTTCGGTGACGACGACGACCTGCGCTCGCAGCGTGGAAACGCGCGGGAGGTTGGCTGCGGCGAAGGCGTTCGCTTGTGCGGCGGTGGTGATGAGTGGTGACGAGTACCGGTAGGGGACGGTGCCGTATGGGCTGAGTGATCCGTCGGGGTTCACTGCTCGGAGTTGGCCGGTGGTGATCTGTGCGCTGCCGAGGATGTTGCCGGCGGTGTCGACGACGTCTATCCGGTTGTAGACGGTGTCGTTCGCCATCGCGCGCGGGGCCGAGATGAGCGTGCCGCCGTCGCCGCCGACGATCGTGTCGACGACGGCGGGATACGCGTTGGGGCGCATCGACACGGTTCCGTCGGCTGTCAGGCAGGCGGTCGCGTCGAGTCCGGTCGCGAGGTCGTACACGGCCTGCAGTCGGTCCTGTTGGTAGGTGATCGAGCTTGAGATTGCCGCGTCGGCGATGCTGCGCGTGATTGGCAGTTGCGTAAGGCGCTGCACCTCGGCCCACGTAGACGCCAGCGACGGCGGCGAGCCGGGCACGGCGAACGTGTTCCGTTGGGTTCGCGCGAACAGATCCTTGAAGTTGATTTGGATGACGTCGCCGTCGGAGAGAATCGCCCCGTTGAACAGCCGCCATGTCGCATTGATCACGGGTGCGCCCGAGATGAGGAAGAGCCCGAGCTGCACCCGTTCGACGAACGCCGCCGAGTCGGTGATCACGAGCGAGAGCCGAACCTGTGTGCCGAACGGGGAAAGAACATCGCCGATCGCGAGCGGAGCGATTGAGGCGCCGAAGTCGTCTTGGTAGGCGATCGTCAGCGAGCCCGAGGTCTGCACGAGCGACGATGCGTCATCGTTCATTTGCACGTCGGTCACGGGGACGTTCTTGAGGACGCGCACGCCGTTCGAGAACACGTCGACCTGGTAGTTCGCGTCGAAGCTGCCGAGCAGTACCTGTCGGAGCATTGCGGATCCGGCGCGCATCGAACCTCCTAGGGGCCGGCCAAGCCGGCTTTCGTGTAGTCGTTGTCGCGGGCGATGCGCGTCGCATAGGCGGCCGCTCGAGCTGCTCGAGTGGTGTACGCGGCGTCGATGTCTTCGCGCCGCAGGATCGGAATGACGAGCCCCGGCGTTGGCGGTCGCACCTCGTCGCACGCGAGGTTGAAAATGAGGGTCGATGCCGCGGCGTACCCGAGTTCCTGCGGCGACGGGCACGCCGCGAAGAACACCGGCGGGAGCCGGAACGGGGGCGGCGTGCGTATGCAGAGAACCGCGGGGAAACTCGTGCTGTACCCGCCGAACATCGACTGAAACTCGTCGGCATCAGCGGTCGTCGCACAGAGGATCGTCAGCGCCGTCTTGCCGAAGCCGAGTCGCTGGCCGCCGATCCACGTGTTGACCGTGGCGCCCTCCACCGCGAGTAGCTCGCCGGGGGTTTCCCGGACGAGCGTCGGCATGCTCTCGGCCGTTACTGTCGGCGAGATTGCGAGCGTTGGCGACAGCGGCTGATGAATCCACGCAGCCGTGACCGCGAGCGTCGTCGTCGCCATGTCGGTGAACCCGAGGGAGTTGCCCGAGCTGTCGAACATCTGCGCTTGGTAGACGGCCGGGATCCCGAAGGGAACTTCGTAGTCCATGACCGCCACACCGCCGACACAGGCGAGGTTGACGCCGCCGCGCACTTGGAACTGCCGCCCCGCGGCCACCCGGTACACGGTCAAAGTCGCCGCCGTGGGGGCGACAGTTGAGAACGTGACCAGGCAACGCGGCGAGGGGTTTGGGTCGAGATACTGCGTCAGTGTCGGGGCGTACGACATCTAGATCAGCCCTCTCTGAACACCGGTCGAGAATGCGACCTGTGTCTTCTGGTTGTTGCGTTCGATGTGAAGCTCGATGAGGTCATCGAGCGCGACACCGGTCTTGTTGACGACCGTCACGTGCACGTCTCCCGTGCCGCCGGCGCGGTCCATGAGGTCGTTCAGCTTCCCGGTATCGACCACGGACTCGGCTTTGCCGCCCTCGGCGACGCGGACGATCGTGCCGCCCGGCGTCGGGAGAACGGTGCCGCTGTTCGCCAGGTGGGGAATGACGCCGATCTTGATGCCGACCGCGCCGCCGATCGAGTCGACGCCCTTGATCACGCCGTTGATCAGGTCGATGATCCCGTTTACGACGCCCTTCACGACGCCGACGAGGCCGTTCCAGATTCCGGAGAAAATCTCCCCGATGCCCTTCCAGACCTTCGACCAGTTGCCGGTGAAGACTCCCGTCAGGAAGTCGATCACCCCGCCGAGCACCTGCGTGACGCCGGCGATGATCGGCGTCAGCACGTCGCCGAGGATCGAGACGACCGATTGGAATATCGGCATGAGTGCTTTGATCACCGGCGGGAGGATCGTCGCGAGCGCTTGGATGAGCGCCGAGAGGATCGGCATGAGCGCATTGATCAGCGTCGTCGCCAGGGCGAGGATCGGCTTGAGCAGCTCGCCGAACAGGGGGATGAGCAGCGGCAGGATCGAGTCGACGATCGACAGCAGCGGCGCGAGCAGCGGCAGGAACGCTTCGACCAGGTGGAGCACGACCGGGATGAGCGGCTGGATCGCCTGGAACACCTGCCCGAGGAAACCGGCGAGCATGACGATCACGGGCAGCAGCTCTTGGATGACCTTCGTCAGCATGCCGGTCACGACGAGGACGAGCTGGGAGATGATCGGCGTCAGCGCCTTGAAGATGCCGGCGAGGTCGCCGGTGAGTACCTTCACAAGCTGTGTGACGATCGGCATTAGCGCCTTGAGCGTCTCGCCGAGCGCCCCGGATATGACGGTTCCCAGCACGCCGAGCATCGTGACGATCTGCGGCAGCACGGGCAGCAGCGCGTGGAAGATGATGCTGACCGGCGAAAACGACTGCCAGAGCGCCAGCAGCTGCGGGATGAGGGGCGCCAGCTGCGGGGCGAGGTAGGCAAACATCTTCCCGACGTTCTCGAATACCGGCTTCAGGCCGTCGAACACGGTGTGAAACGTGTCGCCGATTTTCATCGCGAGCCCTGCGATGAACTGCAGGGGCCCTTCCCACGCGCCGACCTCGGCGTCGGATCCCTTCCCCGACATGTATCCGCGCACGTAGTCGAACGCGTTGTGCACGTGCTCCGAGAATGCGTCGATCTTCGGCGTGACCTTGTTCATAAGGTCTGCGACGCCGCCGATGACAGGCGTCAGCAGCGGCAGGATGCTCGTCACGACGGCTTTCGTCAGCTCGCCGAACGCGACCTTTGAACGGTTGATCGCGCCCGGGAACGTCTCGCCTGCCGCCTTAGCAGCCCCGCCGAATTCGGTATTGAGTTCGTTCAGGATGACTCGCTGAGCACCCATCGTGTCGCCAGAGGCGACCATCGCTGCGATCGAGTCTTTCTGCGCCTGAGTGAACGTGACGCCGACGCGCACGAGAGCGGTGACGCCCTTCACTGGGTCGTTGAGCGCCTTCCCGAGCTGGATCGCGCTCGAGGACGCGTCGCCGCCGAGCTTGGCCGCCATGTTCGCGGCCGCGGTGGTCGCGTCGTCGAAGATCTTGTCGGGACCGACGTTGCGGATGTTGGTGAACGTCTGCAGCACCTGCTCGGTCTTGCCGATCGAGTCGTATGCCTGCCCCGAGTAGTTCGAGATAGACGCCGCGAGGTCGTCCATCCCCTTGACGGTCAGACCCGCCGCATTGTGAGTTGACTGGAGCCCGGCGGCGAACTGCGCGTTTAGCGCGTCCGCCGCCGAGTACTCTTCGACGCCCTTCTTCACGAACTCGCCGATGCCGAGCGCGATGCCGACCGCACCGAGCCCGGCCATGAGCGCGCCGCCGAGCTTCGCGCCGATGGCGGCGATGCCGGACGACTCGCCTTCGATGCCCGAGCGCAGCTTCTCGCTGAACCCCTTCGTGTCGGGCGAGACGGGCAGCGATACGGTGCCGCCTGAGAGAGATTCGTCAGACATCGTCGGCTCCTAGCGAGTTCACAAAATCGGACAGCGAAACGGTCTGCGGTTCAGCCGGCTTGGCGCCCGGGCGCGGGAACGGTGTCGGGATCGGTGCCTCGTTGCCGTTGACCGCGAGCAGGTAGTACGTCTGCCGCTCGACCGCATCGAGCACCTCAGCGAGCAGGCTCTCGGCCTCGTCCCAATACGCGTGCTCGCCCTGCAGCGAGCGCACGTAGGCCGAGTCGCGCGGCAGATGCTTGATGTGTTCCAAGAGCCGGCGAGCGCTCCATCGGGAGTTACCCCAACAGAGCGCCCGCAGGTCGGCCGAGTAGTACCTGGTGAAGTCGGCCTCTAGGGCTCCCCATCGCTGTTGCAGGACGAGGGAGAGGCCGACTATTCCCCCAGGCTGTGACCGGTGACGAATCCGACGATCGCGTCGAGGTCGGGCTTGGTGAGCCCGCCGTCGACGATCGCGTCGACGTCGGCCGGGTCGAGGAGGATCTTCGCCAGACCCGCCCGGATCTTGCCCGTGGTGAAGTCGTCGGCGGCGAGCACGTCGAGGTCGGGGCGGAGTTCGACGAACCCCGCCGCGATCTTGATGACGGGCGGTGCGACGTCGGCGAGGGATTCGGCCCGCGCGGCGCGGTACGCCTCGAGGTCGAGGACGCGTGCGCCGGCGGGTGCTTTGTCGAGGATCGCCATTAGCCGGTCACCGCCACGTCTGCGCCGTAGATCTTGATCGAGTTGGATCCGTCGGCCGGGATGAGCGGCTGGATTTCGAACGCGTACGAGGTTTCCGCGGTGCGGTCACCCTTGATCGTGGGCGGCGTGAGCAGTGCGCCACGCTGCAGCACGAACCGGTAGGAGACGGTGCCGTCGATCATGTCGACGACGTAGGCGTATTCGTCGGCGACGACCCCGTCGGGCACGTTGATCGTGAACGCGGTTCCGGTGCCGGGCACGACCGTGCCGTCCCACGCGAGCGCGAGGGTGTCAGCGTTCGACTGCAGCAGCTCGAAGCCGAGCTTGTTCGTCTTCTCGGTCACGAGCAGGCGAAGCGTGTTGAGCGACTGCCATCCGGTGACGGGCTGCGTCTTGCGGGACGGGGTGAACACGAACCCCGATTTGGTGTATCCGAGGTTGTGGAATGCGGGGTCGAGCGCGGTCGTCGAGTCCGTCGGCAGCGTCGAGCCGATTGGGGCCTTCCAGATTGCGCCGGTTCCTGCGACGCGGATCTGGCCGGTCTGCAGACCTGTTGCGGGTGTGCCGGTCATCGGTGTTTCCTTCCAAGGTGAGGTGGTGCTAGTTGTGAGTGATCAGGCGGTATCGGGCGATGTAACGCGGGTAGGGTGCGACCGGGTCAGGGTCGGGCAGCCATTGCAGGCCGACCTCTTCATCGGCCGAGCAGAGAACGACGCGGCCGAGTTCGCCGAGGTCGACGATTTCGTTCGCGATCGCGAGGACGGCCGCGCCGACCGTCTGCGCGAGCTTCTTGACGGCCGCCTTAGTGCCGGGCTCGCCTTCGACGTCGATCTGCACGACGGGTTCGTCGATCGCGTTCCAATACCCGGTCGCCGTGCCGCCGATGCGGTGCACGAGCACGACCGGGTAGGCGGGATCCGCTGGCAGCTCGCTCGAGATGCTCGTCGCCGGCGTGAGCGCGACGACCTCGGGAACGGTGCCGAGGTAGCGGATGAGCGCGGCCTCGTCGTCGGGTAGGACGTTGATCGGGTTCGGCATCAGCTGCCCCGCTTCTTGAACTTGAGGCCGAGAGACGCGGCCGCGTTGCGGAGGATGAACCTGCCCGGCTGATTCGCTCGAGGCGCCCCGAACTCTTCGATGGCCGACTTCGGGTCGGTCGCGACGACGCGGGCCCCGAACTTCGTTTCCTGCACGACGATCCCGGCCTCGTAGTCGCCGGTCGTGCCCTTCGGTGCCGTCTCGCGAGCGCGCTCGGCGATCGACTCGGCGATCGCGAGCGCCTTAGCTCTCGGCGCCTTGAGTTTCGCGACCTTCTCGTCGAGGTCGGGGTCGAGTTCCACCAGGGCGGCCATCACGACACGACCTTGAGCGCGCACTCGATGTGCGACACCACGCGGGTGCGTGGGTTGTAGGCGCGGTACGGTTCGCCGTCGACGAGGAACTTCCGACCGTCGAACGAGAGGGTCGCGAGCGCGGTCACGACGGAGTCGGCCCGCAGCAGCGCCTTGAATGTCGACACGACCATTTGCCGGTCGTCGAGGTAGGCGACCGTGTCCTTCTGATCGAGGTACCCGAACTCGCGCACCGGGTCGCCGTGCGCGGCAAGCGGCGTGTTGTTGTAGATGTCCGGCGCGGCCGGCGCCATCGGTTGCACGAGCACGGGCTGCGTGAGGTACTGGCCGACGCTCACGAGATGCCCGGCCGGCGGTAATCGATCAGCACGCCGTCTTCGATGCCCGAGAACCCGGACGACTCGACGGCGTACTTGACCTGGTACGCGCCGACGCGTTCGCTCTCGATGCCGGCGGGGCTCGAGTACGCGCGCGCGGCGACGCCGAGGACGACGCCGAGCAGGTCGTCGGGGAGTTCTTCGAACCCGTGCGTGTAGGTGACCCGCCACGACTCGGGCGTCGTCGGCCAGTAGACGCCGGTGCCGGGAAGGGCGCCGATCATCCCGGTTGCCCGGGACACGGTGTACGTCGACGGGTCCGCGGCCACCCATTGCTGAGTGGCCGCGTCCAGCATCTCGACGAGAGAGACGGCGACGATCGGGAACTCGCGCAACTGCACGTACGTGCCGTTGATCGGGTCGAGCGTCACTGCGTCGTCTCCGACGTAGTCGAGCTGCTGCTTGAGCTTGCGGCGAACCATGCCCGACGCGATGTTCAGCAGCAGTATCGCGGTGGCATCGTCGTCGGCGAGCGGCAGCTGCATGAACGCCGCGAGTTGCTCAACCGCGGCGAGTGCCGTTGTGGTCATCGGTTACGCGACCTGCACGGGCGGGACGGCGGGCACCTCGGCGACGGTCGCGGGGGCGACGTCGACGACGGGCGGGACGGCCGGCTGCTCGGGGGCTTCGATGACCTTCGTCTCGGCGGTCGGGATCTTCTTGCCTGTGATCGCCTCGTAGTCGTCGCAGTACGTGATTTCAGCCATTGCGGGGGTCCTCTCAAAGTCGGTGGTGAAACGGCCGCAAGGCCGGCGCGGGTGTGCGCCGGCCTTGCGGGTTTGGGCTTACGCCCAGGTGATGGTGACGGTGCCGAAGCCGCCGGGACGGTAGACCGCGAGCGCCGAGCGCGAGGTCGCGCGGACGGCGACGAGGCCGGTCTTGAAGTCGTCCTCGTTCGAGTTCGTCATCTCGACGGTGATGCCCTGCCGGCGGAACAGCTGGGCGCACTCCTGGAATCCACCGACGAGCGCGGTGCCCGAGGCGATGCGCGGCGAGAGGACGACGCGCAGACCCCACAGCGACTCGATGTTGGTGTAGCCGCCGTTGCCGTAGCCACCGGAGAACGGGCCGCCCTGGAAGTACTGCCCGTTGAGGTCCTTCGCGAGCTGGATGTACTCCCAGTCGGTCGGGTTCATGACAACCGCGTCGGGCTCGACGAACGCCGTCGTGCGGATCTTGGTGCGCTGGTTGTGGATCGCCTCGGCGAGCTTCATCGGGTTCGCGAGCGTGCCGGTGGTGCCGGCGCTGATCGCTGCCTGCACGCCGGCTCGACCGAGCACGCCGGCGAGCGCCGGGTAACCGGTGCCGTTCAGCGACTCGTTCTCTTCCTCGCGCTGCACCTGGGCGATGAGGCGGGCGGAGATGAACGATTCGGCCTGCTCGGCGTCCTGCAGCATCTCGTCGGTGATCTTGAACAGACCGGTGATCTGTCCGACCTGCTCGTTCACGCGGACGAATGTGGCGTCCGACTGCCCGGCGGTCGTCTTCTCCGCGCGGGCCGCGGCACCCTGCGTCTCGGTCGCTTCCTTGACGTAGGAGACGATCGAGCTTCCGGTCGAGCCCTGGGCGAACAGCTGCGCGACCGAGAGCGGCGCGTAGTTGATGCCGACGATGCCGGGCTGGTAGTCCGGCAGCACGAGCGGGCCGGCGGCACCGCTGGGCTGACCGTTGACGATCGTGATGCCCTCGTCGACGGTGTTCGCCTTCGTCGCGATTTCCGCGAACGTCTTGAACTCCGACTTCGACTTCGCGGCGCTGAGCGCCTTGATGTAGGCGTCGGACTCGATGATCCGGCGGCCGATCGTCTTCGTCGCGGTCTTCGCGTTGATGGTCGACGGGTCGACGTCGCGCTGCGACGGCTCCGACTCCCCGGCGGCGCTGATGCGCTGCGCCTGCTCGTACACGGCGACCTCGTCGGAGAACTTCTTGAGGTCGACCTCGTAGTCGTCGAGCTTCTTCATCTTCTCGGCAGCCGAGAGCGTCGAGTCGTCGACGACGGCCTGCGCCTTCGTGCCGAGGTCGCGCATCTGCCGCTTGGCTTCGATGACGGACATAGTGTGTTTCCCTTCGATTGGGCACAAAAAAACCGCCCCTCGTAGGGCGGTCGGGTCGGTGTGCGGGTGAGGTCAGGCGACGTATATCGAGTCGAGGCGCTGCTTGAAAGCGCGGACGCGAAATTCGTCGTCTGTCGGTGCGTTCGATTCGGCGTCCTCGGCGGCGGCCTTTGATGCGGCGGCGGCTGACTTCTCAGCGGCGGTGGCGGCATCTCCGTCCGTGGCGGAATCTTCCTCATCCGGGTCGGGCTTGATGATCTGCACCAAGTCCACGGCCGAGCGCTCACCCGTGAGGGTGATCACTGAGCCGTCGTCTGTGTACTGCTGCTGCCACGTGTCGTTGTCGTACGTGACAGGGTTCTCGAGCTGGAACACGAGTGTGCCGCCGTCCCCGTTGGGGATCGTCGCCTGCAGCCACGCCCACACGCCCGGGTAGGCATCCTGTAGGGCGTCCCGCGCGCGATCCTGCGTCGCCTCGAGGCTCCCCGCGACGCTCTTCGTCTGCGCTCGCCGCGCTGACTTCTCAGCGGCTGCGGTGGCGCCGGCGGGATCCGCGCCGAGCGCGATCGCGTGGTCGTGGATCGCCTGGATGTGCTCGGCGTCGGTTGCGCTGTTGCGGGCGCCGGCCTTCTCGACGAGCGCCTTGGACGAGAGCACGACCGACTCGCGGTTCGAGGGTATGGCGACGAACGCGCCATTGAGCAGCTCCCGCTTGACGCTGGTGCTGCCGTCCTTCTCTTGCGACTTCTCGGTCATGAATGCGACCGATGTCGTCTTGATGTGGCCCTCTTTAACGAGCGTCCGCGTGTCCTGCCCGCGGTCGAGCGAGGTGTACGTGCCGGCGACCTTGAGGCGGCCGTCGTCGAGCAGCTCGGGTACGCCCGAGCCGATCGTCGAGGCGACCGACATGCCGTGGTCCATGTCGAATGTGATGTGCTCGGGGAGCGGCTGTTTCCAGTCCTCGGGCAGCAGTGTGTCGCCGTCCCGATCCTTGGTTGGTGCCGAGAGGATCACCTCGAACGTTCCGGGGAAGTCCTTGTCGTCGCCCGTGTTCGAGATGGTCGCATCTTTCCGGATGATGGTCATCGTCTAGCCTTCCGTTGAAAAGTCGAGGTCGCAGTTGCATCCGGCGACCTCATCTGCGCCGCCGGAGTAGTCGCCGGGACCGTCCATGCCGTTACTGAATGGCTCGCCGAGCGCGACCGTCTCGCCGTCCATCTCTGCGTGTGCGGATCTCGGGTTCGGTCCCGATACCCACGTCTTCGTCTTCGCGCCCGACTGGCGGGCAGCGACGAGCGATGCGAGGCCGGCTACGAGTGCGACGCGCGATGCCGAGATTTGCTTCGCCCGCGCGGACACCTCGCCGTCGAAGATGTCGTCGACCGTGTCGTCGTCGGAATCGTCCGGCGCTGCATCCTCGAGCGCCTTCGTGATTTCGTCCGCCGTGGCCTGGTTGATCTTCTTCGCCGACGCCTGCGCGTTCGACTCGAGCCATTCCTCTATGTCGTGCGACGAGTACTTGCCGCCTAGGTCGGCCGCGACCTTCGCACCGATCGCCTTCGCTGTCGCCTGCGAGAGCGTGTGCAGGATCGACGCGAGCGCCGGATCCCATTCCGTCGGGTCGAAGTGGCCGGCAGCCTTCGCGGCCACCGACTTCTTGACCGCGGCGCGCTGCTCATCGAAGAACGAACCAAGGGCCTTCTCGTGCTCGCCGATCAGGGTTGCGCGGATCGCAGACTTAGAGTCTTTGACCCGCCCCGTTTTTCCCATCACGGAACGAACCGTGACCGCCTTCGCCGTATCAGAACCGGCCGACTGCTGCGCGTCACTGGCATCGCTTCGAGCGCCCGCGACAGCATCCGTCGCCTCGGCGTCGACCGCCGGCGTCGGGTTCGCCGCCTCGGTGACCGAGACGCGCTGCGCTGGCGTGCCGAGTTCGACGATCGCCGCATTCGCGTACACCTTGTCCATCTCGGGATCATCGAGCCGGGCGTAACCCGAAAGCTCGCGTCCCTCGTTGCCGGTGAGAATGCCAGCGTTGCGCAGGGTGACCGACTTGTCGGCGCGCGTCTCGAAGTCGCCTCGCAGCACCGAGGCCATGTCGAACTCAGTCTCGCGCTCGCCGGCGTTGAAGAACTCGGATCGCAGCGACCAGTCGATGACCGATTCGACGTCCTCGAGCCGTGGCGACATCGTGTCGCGGTACATCGAGCGCATCTGCTCGGTGATGTTCGAGAACGTCGCGTGGTCGAGGATGTGGATGACGGGCGGCGGCACGTCGTAGACCATGCAGACCTCTTCGCGGTTCAGTTTCCGCGACTCGATGTACTGCATCTCTTCGGCATTGAGCTGGATGATGGTCGCGGTCATGCCCTCTTCGAGGACACTCGTACCGCCCATCAGATCCGCGCCAGCGTGCCGCGCGTCGAACGACGCCTTGATCCGATCCATCGCCCCTTGCGAGAGTTCGCCGGGATGGCTCAGAACGACCGACGGGCGGGCGCCACGCTGCCACCACGACGCGTTCGCCCGGCGGGCGGCATCCTCGTTGAACAGCGTCGCATTCAAAGGCTCAAGCCGCGAAAGGCCGCGCATGAGGTTCTCGGGGTTGAACCGGAGGAACGCGACAACATCCGTCGCAGGCGCCACCAGGATTCCCGCCGACGCGACACCGAGAGTGAACACGTACTCGACGTCGCCGTCTTCGTTGCGGTGCACAGCGGTGCGCGAGGGGTGCATCGGCAGCAGACCAATGACGGGCCCGCTCGGCTTGCCGAATGCGTCCTTGCCAGCTCGCAGCTTGTACCAGAACGTTTCGCCGTAGATTTCGTAGGTCGAGAACGTCCAGCGCCAGAACGGCATCGGCGCCATGATCGGGCACGGATCCGCGATGAGACGCGCGAATGGTGAGGTTGTGTCTTCGACACGGCCGGTAGCCGGCGTCGTGTCCCACACCTTGACCGTCAGACGCGCGGCCGCATTCGCGATCTTGTCGACGACGGTGGCAATCGCGGCCTGCCGCTTGTAGAGCTGCGAGTATCTGGCGATCATGCCCGCCAGGTTGAGCCCGTCGCGGCTGTAGAAGTACCCATTCGCGAGGTTCGGTACTGTCTCGCCTAGCGCCTGCGGCGCGAAGCCGAACGACGTCACCTCACCCTTTGACTGAATCAAGAGGCACCCCCGGGCTTCTGCAGGTAGAGGACGTCCGAACGGGGCACGTACAGCTCGCCGTCGACGCTGATCCGTGACTGTTTCTCGACGGCGAATGCGTTCACGAGCTTGAGCGTCTTGTCGTCGGCTTCGATGAGCAGCCCGTCGAAGCTTTCGCCGCCGCGGAGCGTCACGATGAAGCGCTCGCGGAGCGACTGACGGATGAGCTTGTCTCGACCCACGGGTGATCCTCCTGTTACGCGCCGACGATGTCCGCGGTTTCGTACTTCGACTTCTTCTTCGGCTCGAGTGCCAGGACGAGCGACATTGCGTTGACCGCGGCCGCGATGGCGTCGATCTTGTCGGCGGCGTGCGCCTTGTCGGGCTTCACGTTGCCGTTCGCATCCATCCACACGGCGAAGTTGTCCGCCTGCCATCGCACCGCGGCGTTCCCGCCATGCCGGAATAGCGGCACCTCGGCCGTGCCCTCGAGCAGGATCCGCTGTAGTTCTTTCGTCGGCGCGGATAGCTTCTGCAGCGTCTGCGCGGTCTTGATCATCGGAGCGCCATCGCCGAGCAGGTCGTTGACGAGCTGCGATGAGTTCCACGGGTCGAACGCGACGCCGCGAACGTCGAATTTCTCACGGTCGCTGTTGATCTGCGCCCTGATGACGTCGTAGTCGGCCACGTTCCCGGGAGTCAGCGTTAGGAGCCCTTCGCGCACCCACACGGTCGCCATGCCGGCGGTGCGCTTGTCGAGCGCCTCGAGGTTCGCCTCGGGCGTCCAGAGCCGCCATATCGCATCGAAGCCGCGCTCGCCGGGGAACAGCCAGGCGAGCGCGGTGAGGTCGGACGTCGACGCGAGGTCGAGGCCGCCGTACGCTTGCCGGCCGGCGAGTTCGGACTCGTAGACGAGCGAAGCATTGCGGTCCCACACCTCGAGGTCGAGGTACTTCGTTTCCTGCTTCGTGCGCAAGCCGAGGTGCAGCCGCATGAACGAGGCGAGGTCAGCCGGCGACTGCTGCGCCTTCGCCGCTGCGCTCTTCATGTAGGCGCGGGTGGGCGAGATGCCATAGCCGGGGTTGGCTGACTTCCACGTGGGCTCGGCGAACGGGTCGGCGTCCTTCTCGGCCGCCCAGACGACGCCGTAGGTCGACGGGTCTTTGATCGCGCCGCGTGCGAGCTGCTCGATGTACTCGCGCTTGCGCGCGTAGATCGTGCCCTGTTTGCCGCTGTCGGCCGTGGTGATGATGCCGACGAGCGGCTGCCGGCGGGATCCGGTGCCCGTTTCGAGCGTCTCGACCATGTCGGGGGTCTTGTGCACGTGCAGCTCGTCGACGCACACAAAGTGGAGGTTGGCGCCGTGCTGAGCGTCGGCGACTGACGAGATGACTTCGATGTATGAGCCCGACTTCGGGTGCAATACCTTGTTGCTGACCGCGCGTACGTGCTTCTTGAGCGCCGGCGACTTGTCCGCGAGCGTCTTGATCGGGCCGAACACGAACCCGGCTTGCTTCTGCGTCGTCGCCGCGGTGACGATCTGCGCGCCCGGCTCGCCGTCGGCGGCGAGCATGTAGATCGCCAGGCCGCCGAGCAGCGTCGACTTTCCGTTCTTGCGGGGTACGTCGACGTACAGGTTGCGAATGATTCGCACGTACTGCCCGGCGTCGGCTTCCCAGACGACCCACCCGAAGACGGGCGCGATGATGTAGGCGACCTGCCACGGGTCAGGCTTGAGCGCCTTCCCTGCCCATTGCCCGGACACGTGTCGCAGCGCATTGAACGCCGCGATGACCTTGTCGACGCGATCGGGGTCGAACACCGCGCCGCGAACCTTCGACGGCTCGGGAGTCTTGACACGAGGCGGGCAATCGGGCAGCGGGATCCCGCGAGACTCGAGGTACCACTGCACCTCGGGCGACAACTTTAGGTCAACCGAAGGGGTCTTCCTGGTCATCGTCGGACTCCTGAACCTTGAGCTTGTTCTCAGCGCTCGGCGTGAATCCAAACTCGGCGGCCCATGCGCGCAGCTCCTTCGATGCGGCTTCGACGACGGCGACGGCAGGGTGACGCACGACCCCTTGCGAGTTCGAGCTGAGCACGCCGTCTTCGGTCACGAGCCTCTGTGCCGTGACGAGTCGATCCCACGTGAGGCAGTAGGCGGTGAGGGATGCGCGATCGACGGGCTTGAGCAGCTCGAGGCGGGCGAGTTCGGGGACGACGCGTTCCCACTCCGCGGCCGCCTCGTCGGGCAGCCATGCCGGCGCCTCGGGTGGGAGCCGGCGAAAGGATGGTGTCGGTTCGACCTTGCGGCCGCCCGAGTCGCGGCCGTTGCCGCGGCCTTCGATGAGCTTGAGCGCCGGCGGTCGCGCTTTCGGCGATGCCATTACGCCGGCCTCGTGCTCGTCGCGGATGCGCCGCAGCTCGGGCAGGTGAAGACGACGACGGCCTGCGCGGTCGATCGCGTGGCCGGCGGCTTCGTGCATCTGGCGGCGTGCTTCATCGTCGAGCGGATCATGGGGCATCCAATCGGCGAGGGGCGGCGCGCGCGAAGGGGGGTCTACAGGTTGAGACGCTGTGCGCATCACTGCCCCCACGGGCTTCGCCGCGGCAGCCGTAGAGATTCGAAGACCCCTACCGGCTGCCGGCGGATGAATTTTCAGGAACGGCATCGAGCGACAGCGGCCGTACGGCCGAACGATCCGTCGTCTCGCGCAGTTTTTGTCGCGTGGTGGGCATGGCTGAGGGCTTGCAGGTGCCGCTCTTCGTACGCGTGCGAGCACGTGCGCGAGTGGCCGCCTGTGTGGTCGACGTCGGTCGCCGGCGGGCGCAGGTAGTGCGCTCGCGCGGTGCACTCGTCGCACTCGCAGAGCGGATGACCTTTCAGGAACTCGCGTGAGAACTCGGCCCATCGGCGCGTGTATCCTCGCGCGGATCCGCTGCCTCGCTTGCGGTCGGCCACGCGGTTGTGTTCGAGTCGATGTGTTTCGCATCTGCCCCAAGCCACGAACTCAGGGCATCCGGGCTCTGCGCACAGCGACATCGCCGAGGTTGGCACTACGGGACGAACGCCCCGGTCGCCTGGTTGTACCCCTGCACTGCGGTAGGCGCAGGCTCGGGCGTGGCGGGGGTATCTGTCGGCGTCGGCTCGGTGGGTGCGGGTGGGGTTTCTGTCGCGTCTGTGGGCTTGCTGTCGGTCATGGTGTCTCCAATCAGAGAGCGTCGTCGACGTCGTCGCCGTGCCAGTCGGCGAGGATCGCCTCGAGGTCGTCGCGCACGTCGGGTTCGATGAGGTCGCGGATGCGGGTCATGGTGCTCCTACTTCGGTGGCTGCCAGCGGTCGTCGCGCTTGCGTCGTGATCCGATGTCGAACGCGTTGCAGTGCACGCATTTGCCGTTTCCGTTCTCGCAGTCCGACTCGTCTTTGCATCGCTGGTGACACGGCCCGTCACAGTGGGCGCACGTGTACAGCTCGGGATGATCCGCGATCGGGACCATCGGCAGACCGCACGAGCATATGGGCTGTTCCGCGAGCATCGCATCCCCTCAAGTAGGTGCACTGTTTGCCGGCCGAGTGCGACGCCGCTCTGTTCAGTTGTGGCGCCCGTTTCGCGTTCTTCCGAGGGCTTTCGGTCAATGGGCGCACCCCTGCGCTGCGCTATCGCGGCATCACGCCGCGTCAACCGGCGGGCGACCGTAGCCGCTGCCGGGAACCTTCGGGCACGAAAAAAGGGCCCCGAGCCGAAGCTCAGAGCCCTTTCTCGTGTCGACCGCCTGATTTTTCAGACAGTAAACCGGATTGATGCCATCGTAGCAGTCCGAACGGACAAGATCGAGTACATACGGGCTAGGCCGTCGCTTGCGCGTCGAGTTCCCATCGCAGCTCTCGCAATGCTCGCTCGCCGACCCATGACCCGCGCTCGCATCCCTCGGCACGGCACAGTGCGGTCGCCTCGAGCGGGCGCTCGCGGCGGTATTCGACGACGACGGGGAATGGATGCTCGACATCGTCGGCATCCTTGTACGTCGTCGACCTGCACACGGGGCACGGGCCGGTTATCTCGATGCGCACGGGCGGGTCGAGCAGATCCCCAATTTGCTCGACCCACGCGACGACCTGGTGCTCGTAGAACTCGGGCGGGTCAGCCTGCATCTTGAATATCACGAACCATCGCTCGAGGTCGTCGACCATGTTGCCGGTTGCCTGTACATGCACGAGCCGGCACCAATCCTTGATCGCCGAGCGAATGACCGACGCTCGGTGCAGCGCCTCGGTGTTCAAGACGTTGCCTTCCGGGTTTCCGCCGCCGCCGCCTCGGCCGATCGCCGAAGTGACTGCCGCCTCGAGCTGCATCAGCAGTGGCTCGTGCTCGATGGTTACCGGCTCAGTGCAGGTGATGCCGTTGTGGGCCTGCGCGATGTGTTCGATTCGCCACGTGGTCAGCGCGTCGACAGCCTCGTGCAATGCGGTCAATTTGAATCCCTTCGGTCGGGGTCTGCGGCGAGCGCGTTTGGTTTGGCTGCTCCGTCGAGGATGTCAGCGGCGGTGAGCGTCCCTTTCTCCCATTTCGTTGGGTTGTGCCCGTTGCCGCAGATAATCCATGGCTGTGAGCACGCGTCGCAAACCCATCGGGTGCCTACCCCGTACCCCGCGAGAAGTACGAACCCCAGTAGGGGAACAGGGCAGGTGTGCGGTGGGATTGTGCGCATCCGCGGGACGATTTTCGTGTAGCCCACTATTTGTCGCCTTTCGTTGTCATGTCGCACGACCACGGGCCCGAGCCAGTGGGCGACCATACGCTGCCACCGGCCGCCTCGCACGCGTGCTTGAACTTGCCGTCGCGCTGAACATCCGCGACCGTCTCGCCGCATCCTGCGAGCGCGAGCACTGCGAGTAGCGCGACTGCGATTCGTGCCGCCTTCATCGCTCGCCGCCCTTCGGCTCGCGCTCGCCGCGCATCCGCCATCCGCCCATTGAGCGGTCGAGGTATCGCCACTGTCCGGCATCCATTCGGCGCTTGAGTGCTGCGATGATCTTCCGACCTCGGCTGTAGAACTCAACCTGACCGGTGAGCATGTGATGCGCGAAACGATAGATGTCGTGCGCGCCCGTGATGGTGATGGTGAGCACCATTTCGCCCGGGTGCTCGTCGGCTTTCGTTCGACGCTCGAACTTGTGCTCTACGCTCATTGCTCGCCGTCCTTTCGAAGCCACGCGTCGAATCGCGGGCGTTGCGCTGTCAAAGTGTCGATGGCAGCACCCGGGGCACGGCTTGTCCCTGTTCTGTACGCGACGAGTAGTTGCTCCTGCGCGGCGATGATCTTCGTCGCCACCCGAACGGCCTCGGCATCGGTCTTGATCGGTCTGCTAGTCGGCAAGTGTGTAGTCCTCTCTCATATCGAATCCGCGGCATGACATCAGGTCGCTGAACGCCTGCTCTCGTGCCGCCTGTTGTGCTCGGATCTGCTCGGCGCGCGCGGCTTGCATCGCTGCGGCGGTGCGCTGTGCGATGCCCCCGAGGTCGAGCAGCTGCTGCGCCATGAGACCGAACGATTCGCACAACTGGTAGATGAAGTAGGCGCGGCCGCCGAGCTTGCGGTAATGGGTGCGCTCGTTGTGCACTGGCGGCCAATTGCGGCGCGGCCCGTCGAGTCGAAGCCGGCGCGTCTGCCTGCGGGATCTTGCGCTCATGCTGCGACCGCCTTCCACAGCGCGCTCGGGTCAACGAACGTGAAGTCGCATTCGCCCTCGCATTGCGTGCAGCACTTGCCGTAGCGCGTTGCCTCGCAGAGGATGTCGTCGAACCCCCACGGATGCTCGTCGTCGTCATCCCATCCGAAGTCGGGATCCGGCTTGTGCCCGAGCGCCTCGCACGCCATGCTGCCGGCCAGTTGGGCAAAGTAGCCGTCTCGATCGTGGCTGTGGCGATCTTGCCAGTAGGCGCGAAGATCGCGGTAGACATCCTGCATGTACTCTTCGAGTTCCTCGTCTGTGTCGAACTCGTCGAACCCGAGCAGCCCATCTTGCGCGCTCATCGCCATGCCGCCTTCTGCTCGTCGCTGCGCCGGTCGAGCACCCATTCGCCGTGTCGCTGGATGCCCACGTATTGCGGCGCGGACGACTTGTGAGGTTTCAGGTAGATGCCCTCGTAGCCGAGCCGGCGGATGATGCCCGGCGTCAGGTGGCGCCGCCACCCGAGAACAGCGATGACGTCGAACTCGATCCGGGTTGCCTCGGCCCGATAAAGCCCGTGCACGAGATGATCAATCTCGACGCGGAGGCTGCGATCGTGTGGCGACGCCGATGCTGCGAGGCGACTGTCTGCGACCTGCCACCATTCCGGGCGTGGCAGGCCGAGAGGTCGCGCGGTCGGCTTCCAGTCCGCGGCGATCCGCGGCTCGAAGCTTCGGCCTGCCGGCTTCGGCGCGTGATTGACGCAGTAGTACGCGCCGCCGTTCAGGTGGAACTCGGCGAGCTGCTCGGCGGCGTTCAGACCGCGGCAGACGACGCACTGCAGGGGGGTCGATTCGGTCACTCTTTGTCTCCTGTCTTCCGGCGTCGCGCCGGGTTGATGATGAAGTGGCGGCCATCGGGGTCGAGCTCGATCGGGCCGGCGACGGGCCGGTAACGGGCTGCGGCGAGCGCGAATGCTTCGTCGGCTGTCTCGCCGGTCTGCGCGAAGACCTTGTGCCGGCCGTATTTGCCGGACGGGTCGACGAGCCAGAGTCCCCACATCGGCGGTAGATACTCGACGTCGCGGAGCTTGATGCACGCCGGGCACGTGTCTTTCAGTCGGCCGCATTCCCATCCCTGCGTGGTGAACATCGATAGTGGGAGGTCATCTTGTCGCCAGGCCGGCGCGCTCCGTGTCGTGTCGCACACGTCGCACTGCATCCACCAGACGAACTTGCGCGGGTACGCCTGCGGTAGCTCGATCGAGAGTCGCGTCATTCGGCATCTCCTGTCTCGTCAGGGTTGTCGGCGTAGTTCCACAGCACGAACTCGCCCTCCCACTCCCACTCGATTTCGCCGTCGGGGAACGTGAGAGTCTCGGGGTCGCGTCGCTCGAGCGCTTCGTCGTATGCGCTGTCTTCGAGGTCGTACGAGTTGAGCCAGGGGAGCACCCTACACTCGGCGTGCGCGACGTAATCGCATCCGCACGGCCACTCTTCGTGTTCGTCACACGCCGGGTACCAATGGCATTTGCTGCCCTCGCCGCCATCGCACACTGCCCGGCCGTCGACGAGCCGATGCGTCGCGAGCGGCAGCGCTTTGACCGCGTCGGGCACGCGCGGCTGAGATGCCAGGATCCGTTCGCCTTCGGCTCGCCATGCCGCCTCACGTTCGGCGAGCGCGAGTGGTCCGTCGCCTTTGAACAGGAATTGCGGGTCTTCGTCAGTTGAGAGCATCGGTGTCTCCTGTCGTGTCAGTGTCGGCTGGTGTTGGCGGTTGCGGGTCGGGCTGCCAACGGAATCCGTGCACCCCTTCTGGTGCGAGTTCGAACGAGTCCGCGAGCTGCTCGGCGGTCGCGTCGTCGAGGAACAGTGCGACGGCCGACTGCTGCAGGTCGACGACGACGGGGTATGTGACCTCGAGTTCGCGGGTGTCGGCGATGAACCGGCGCGGGGTGACGGGATCCGGCGCTGTCTGCGTGTCGGTGTCGTCGTTCACTGCTGCTCCCCTTCGCTCGAGGCGGCGTTGATCGCCCGTGCGAGCGCGATCGCGTTGCGGCTCGTCGGCGACCGTGGCACGTAGCCTTCGATGTCGGCCGGCGGGAAGTTGGCATAGCGTTCGAGCCAGTCGTCCAAGATCGCGAGCTGCGCGTGCGCGGTCTCTTCGAACAGTGCAGCCTTGGTCTGCGCTCGCCGCATCCACGCGTCGATGTCGGTGCCTTCGGGTGCGGCGACTGCCAGGATGCGCACAATCACGACCGGTTCGTCGATGATCTGCTCGAGGCGGTCGATTGCCGCCCGTACTTCGTCTACTGCTGTCATTGGGGTGCGTTCCCTTCGTGTGGTGACTCGAGCCGGCGTATCGCGGCGTCGAGTTGGTTGTGCGCTCGGTCGACGAGCATCCCGATCGCCTTGTCAAGACGCTCGAACGGGTTCGGAGTCGTGATGACGAGCACAGCGAGCGGATGCATGAAGATCGCGGCCGGCTCGAACGAATAGACCCGGTCCCGCGGACAGAGCCAGCTCGTCGTGATCGGCACGCCGACGAGTGGCGACGTCGTCAGCGCGTCGGCCACGCGTACCGAATGCCGGCGTCATAGTGGTGGCCGTCGTGGTCGGCGATGAGCGTGCACGAGGCCACGTTGCGCGAGTAGTGCTGCGAGTGCGTTCCGGGCGCGAACTGCGCACCGACGAGCACGTCGCCGCACGGCACGACGCCGGCGACCCATCCGGGCACGACAACGGTCGGGATGCCCTCGGCCTGCCATAGGGCGATCACGCGCGGGTTGTCGTCGATCGCCAGGGTGACCCGATGATCGCGGCGGATGCGCGCCAGGATGTCGCGCTTCACTTCGACATCGGGCCGTCCGTCGTCGTCGCCGCGCATGTAAAGCCGGTCATACTCGACGCCCCACTTGCGCAGCCAACGCCGGGTCGTGTGCTCCCAGCGTTGCTTGCGGGCCGTCACGACTTGGATGCTGACGTTCTCGCGCAAGCCGGCGAGCAGCTCGAACGTCGACTCGATCGGCGGGCACAACTCCGCGCCGGCGTGGAAGTGGTCGAAGTCCTTCGGATTGCTGAGGACGTAATGCCGGACGCTCGTAACGTCGACGAGTGTGCCGTCGACGTCGACGATGACGGTAGGGGGTTTCGGGTTCATCTGTTGCCTTTCGGTAGTTGCCAGGTCCGCTCGACGCGGCCGGACAGTTTCAGGTCGGTCCGCTCGGGCGGCCGCGCCGGGTCGCCGTATGCGCTGAACTCGCTCGTGAACGTGTAGGCCGCGCCGGCGGCGAGTTCGACGAGATAGCGGCGGCCGCCATGGGTGACGATCGCCCATGCGCCGGATCCGGCGAGCGCCCTCTCGAGCGCTTCGCCGGCGGCGGCGAGGTGCGGTTCGACGTCGCCGGCGGCGATCACGCCGGGATCCGCACTTCGATGCCGAGGGACTCGACGACCGCGGCGACAAGGTCGCGCGCGGCCGGCGGGGTCACGGCGTTCCCTGACTGTTTGACCTGTTCGCTTTTATTGCCGAGCAGGATGTAGTCGCGAGCGAAGGCCATTCCAACCTTGATCTCGTCGGGGGTGAGCATGCGGAAGAGCACGTCGTCGACGTCAAGGCTGAATCCCTCGGCGAGCCCGTATCGGTCCGTTGTGGTGAGTGTGCCGTGCGGGTCGCTCGTTTGCTTCGCCACCTCGGACGCGCTGTAGTAGGGCACGAGCAGTGACTGGTGGCCCGCCGTCGTCAGGGTTCGGAGCGGCTCGCCGACTGGAGTGCTCATCTGCCCTTGATCGCCGCGAGCCGTGTTGTTCCGCATGACGAGCGCGTGATGGTTGCCGTTCGCCGACACCGTGTCGATCGGATGCCCGGCCGACTTGGCGACGCCATGATTTCGGAGCGGGACGACGATCGCTTCCGCTGTCGTCGTGTGCTGCGTCGGAAGAACGTCGTCGATCGGGCGAGCGCGGAGGTAGCTGCCGCCGGTCGTGATGCCGTCGTACGTGTTCCCCGCAGCGGTTACGACCAGAGGTCGCCAGTACCGTTCAATGCCCTTCTCGATGCGCTTGCGCGTCTTCTCGGCGAGTGGCTTCTTCTTGTCGCCGATGCGCTCGCCCGGGATCGACCAGTCGATCGCGGACGAAGCGGGCAGCCATCCCGGCTCGACGACGGCAGCGCATCGCGGGCAGCGGTAAACGTATTGAGCTCGATACCGGCCCCAGTGCTCAGCCTTCTTGAACGCCTGCACCGCCGAGATGAGGCCGTGCCGGTCGCAGAGCGCTTTCGGGCGCGTCCACTTCTGCAGGTCGGGCGCCCGGTTTCCCTTCTTCCAGAACACCACGTACATGCGGTCGCGGGACTGCGGCGCGGGCATCCCGAGCGCTTGGGCGTGCATGCTGTTGAGCCACACTTGCTCGTGCTCGTAGCCGAGCAGCTCCATCGCCAGCAGCCACGCGGGAAACTGGACCCATTTGGCAGCGTCGACGACGTTCTCGATGATGATCGCCTTGTACTGGTGGTACTCGGCGAACCGAGGCACATCCCACATGGTGGCTCTCGACCGAATCGCGGCCGCGTCGGGCAGCCGATCCTCGAGCCCGGGGAGCTGCGCTTGCATGTCGCGTTGACGTTTGATGCCCTTCGCTACCGAGTGGTTTGTGCACTCGGGTGACGCCCAAAGGATGTCAGTCGTTGGAAATCGTGACGGCTCGACCTGCGACAGGTCCGCCGAATCGTGGTCGGTTTCCGGATGGTTAGCCTGGTGCGACTCGATTGCGAGGTTCCAGTGGTTCGCCGCCATGACGACGCGCACGCCAGGGACTTGAATCATTCCGGACGACGAGCCGCCGGCGCCACAGAACAGGTCGGTTACGGTGATCGTCATTAGAACGGCGTCTCGTCGCTCGGCCACGGGCTCGACTCGGTCGCTGGCGCCCACTGCTCTTCGACCGGTGCGTTGCCGCCACGGCTCGAGGATGTCGCCCTGGTGACGGCCGCGGTCGCGTAGCGCAGCGACGGGCCGATGTCGTCGACCTCGAGTTCGGTCGAGGTGCGCTTCTCCCCCGACTCGGTTTGGTAGCTGCGCTGTCGCAGCCGGCCGGTCGCGATGACGCGGGATCCCTTCGTGAGGGAGCCGGCGACGTGTTCCGCGAACTCGCGCCACACTGATGCGCGGAGGAACAGCGGGTCGCCGTCTTTCCAGTCGTTCGACGCCTTGTCGAAGCTGCGCGGGGTAGATGCGATCGTGAAGTTCGCGACCGCGAGGGCGTTCTGCGTGTAGCGCAGCTCGGGGTCGGCGGTGAGGTTCCCGACGACGGTGATGATCGTTTCGCCTGCCATGTTCAGTTACTCCGGTTTCGTGATGGTTGGTAATGCCGGGATCCGCCGGCGATGAAATTCGCGATGACGTCGTCGACGGTCATCGCCTGGACTTTGCGACTCGCTGCGAGCCACTCGCGTGCCTGCGCGATGGTGCGGAACGGATGCCCGGCGCGGCGCAGGTTCGCGAGCGCGCGTACTTCGGCCGCGTCGACGTTGCCGAGTTCGCGCTCGAGGGTCGACGCCCGGTTGCGCTCGTCGCGGGTCACGACTCGGCCTCTTCTCCGCAGCGGTCGCATCCGACGAGCGGTCGGTGCGGGTGCTTCGGGCAGTCGGGATCCGTGACGATCCCGGGTACGGTGGCGACCGCGGGCCGGTTGCGCTCCCACGCGTGGTGCAGACGTCGAGCGTCGCCGCAGGCACCGCACTTCTCGTTCGTTCCGCCTGGATGCGAATCGCAAAAGAGGGCGGGCTCCCCCTGATGGTTAACACTGGTGGTTAACTGATGGTTCATCGCCCCCTCAACCTGACCGGTAGGAACGGGCAGAATGACCGGTAGGGATCCTCGCGGTGCCTTGTGGGCGCGTTGCCTTGTGGGCAATTTGACCGGTAGGGATTCGGGCTCAGAATTGTCGACGTTGAGCTTGTATCGATCCGAGGTCCGATACCCGAACGAGCCGACTCGACGCTCGCGCTCGATGAGCTGCATCGCCTCGAGGTCTTTCAGCGCTCGCCGCACTGTCTCGACCGATCGGCCCGTCATCGCGGCGAGTCGTTCCTGCCCGGGATAGCAGGTGTTCGCTTCGTCGGCCATGTCGGCGAGCGCAACGAGCACGGACTTTTTCGACCCGGTCACTGGGAGGTCGTATGCCCACCCGGTGGCTTTGTAGGACATCAGCCGGCCGCCCTTCTGATCGGCACCCCGAACTCGTGCCGGCCGCACTGGCACTTGCCCAGTTCGGCGCGGTGGCACTCGTAGCTCGTGCAGTTGCCTTTGATGCCGAGCACGTGGCCGCAGTGCAGTGAGCCCTCGGAGACGCGATCGAATGTGATCGGCTTGCCGTCGCGCTCGAGCTCGAGCGTTTCGGGCGGGGCGACCTCGGCGACGACGTAGAGGCAGAGGCGCACGCCCTCGGCGGATGCGTAGGTGTGTCCGACGTCCATCAGGCGGCTCCTTCCTCGTCGTCGTAGTACTCGGTGTATTGGCGCTCGAATTCGGCGTAGGTCAGCCGCGGGTGGCTGCGCCAGAACTCGAGCAGCTCTTCGGATGCGTACGCGTGGGCGCGAACCTCGGAGCCGATAAACAGGCTGTAAGGGTCGATGTCGGCGCGTTTCCCGCGGGCGTTGAGTAGCACGCCGTTGCACTCGTCGGCGGCACGCTGGTAGGCGTTCTCTCGAACGATTTCGAACTCTGCTCGCGTCTGCCGCCACATCGCCGCCGCTGCGGCGAAGATCGGCGACCCTGTCACGACGCGGCCTCGGCCATCTCCGCACGGTCGATCGCGCTTGCGAGCATCTCGACTGACTCGAGCGCCTGCGCTACCGTGTCGGCCAGGTCGTGCAGCGCTTCGCCGAGGGTGAGGTCGGCGACCTGCGCGGGCGTCTCAGCCTTCGCCTTTACTGCGATCCAGTGGGCGCGCTCGGCCGGCGACAGCGAGAACTTGCAGTCGTGGCAGAGGATCGGAACGGGGCGCCCGTCGCGAAACTGTCGCTCTTGACCGCAGCGAGCGCACTCGTAGACGAGTCGAGTGTGTGTGCCGTCGACGTATGTTCGGATGCGTCCGCGGCCGTCGGGGTGTCTGGTGGCACGTAGGGTGCCGAAGTCGAAGCCTGCACTAGTCATGGGGTTTGGTTCTCTCTGCGCGTTTCATGGCGCGTTGTTCCTCGAGCGCGAGCAGGCGGTGCACGAGATGCGGGGCGTACTCGAGGGCGTCGCGCTGGTGGATGATGCGACCGAGTCGCTGGTAGTAGCGGGCGGGGGCGACGCGGAAGGTGCGACGGATCTGCTCTTCCTTCACCCGGCCGACGGGCGCGCTCTGCTCGAAGTCGAGAACGGCCTTCATGTCGAAGAACCTCTCGGTCGGCGTGGCACGGATCCGTTCGGGGGCGGGCATGTCGGCGCGTCTCATCGGCGCTCCACGACGCGCAGCTTCATGTGCGCGACCTCGCCCGGCGCGGCTCGCTCGATGCGGCACGTCTTCGACATGTAGTCGGCCGTGTCATCGGGCACGACGCCCGCGTCGACGAGCCCGTCGGCGAGCGGCTTGAGCAGCCCGTACAGGTTGTCCTCGTCGCGCCGGTGATTGGTCGTGACGTACCAGGTGAGGGTGACGTCGACCGCGGCGAGCGCCGGCCAGCGTCCCGCGCTGAGGTGCACGAATCCGCGCCACATCCGCGTGAGTCGCGCTTTCGCGTAGCGGTTCAGCCGCCCGTTCAGCGATAGCGGGTTCTGCTTGAGGTCGATGTCGATGACGCCGACGAACAGGGTCGGGATGCTCTGCGTCGTGACGGGCATCGGCCCGTCGAACGTTCCTAGGTCGGTCACAGGATCACCCCGAGCACCTCGTGTGCGACTCGGATGAGGCGCTCTCGCGTGTCGTCGAGTCCGCGAATGTACAGCGCCTCGGCGAGACGTCGGACGACGCGTGCTTCGGCCTCGTCGGTGTACTCGATGCGGCGGAAGGGGCCGAAATCCCCAGGGGCACGCATCGATTCCCCCTTGTACGTCAGCTCGCCGTCCTCGTCCACGACACACGGGTCGTTGGACTTGTCGAGGTAGATGCCGGGCTCGGTCGGAATGGGGTCAGCAAGGCGCGAAAACGTCCATCGCTGCGCGATCAGCTCGTTCACGTCACCGACGACGAAATCGACGCCAGTGACGACGCACATGAGGCGTCCCGAGCCGTCGCTCGCCTCGGCGACGAGTGCGCGGAACAGCGCGTCGCCCTTACTCGCTTCGACATGGTCGCCGGATCGCGGCGTGTAGGTGTCGGTCATTTGATGAGCCCTTCTTCGATGAGTCGCTCCCAATCGATGCCGAGCACGGCACCGGTCGAGTCGCGGAGTAGTGGTGGGTTGAGGTCGGCCTCGGTGGGCCGCGGTTCGGCGAGCGTCTCGAGCAGCTCGTCGGTGTCGTAGGTCATCGCGGTTTCCTCTGCGCCGGGTCGTCGATCCATCGGAGGATCAGCCACGTGCACGCTGCGACCGCGACGACGATGCTCAGGGTCGCGATGCCGCCGGATGCCGGCGCCTGGGGGACGAGAGCGGCCCCGAGCGCGGAGCACGCGCCGACGAGAGACGCGAGGAACAGAATCAGGTTCACGGGGTCACTTCCAGTAGTTCAGGACGATGTACGCGGCGATGACCGCGACGATGGTGAGCGTCGCGACGACCCACACGTGCTCGCGGGTTCGCGGCGGCTTGACGGGCCGCTCGAGCGCTCGCAGCTGATGCCGCGTCTTGACGTCGGCGACCGCGGGAGCGACCCACGGGCGACGGGCGGGAAGGCCGGCGTACGCGTCGCGCTCGCGGGCCCAGGGATCCGGTGCGTCGCCGTCGATCGCGTCTTTGTGCGGGTCGAAGTTCTGCGGGACGATCGCGCGCATCAGGCAGGCACCTCTTCGCGCTCGATCGCCTGCCAGTGCTGCGACGCGTGGCCGAGCTTCGACCTGCCCGTCGACTCGGCGGCCTCGATAGCCGGCGGGAACTTGGTAACGCGACCGAAGTCGCACGCGCCGCCGAGAGTGAGGCTCTTCCGGGCGGTGCGGATCCGCTGCGGCGAGCGCTGCGGATAGCCGCGGCGATGGTATTCGGCGTGAATCTCGTCATCGGTCGCGGGGCCGATGTCTTTGACGACGTCGAGCACGCTGTGCAGCAGTGCCGGCCACTGGTCGGAGTCGATCAGCTGCGCGGCTTCCCACGACGTTTCGGGGTCGCGTGAGCGCACGTGACGCTCAAGCGGTACTGTTGGGGTCGACATGTTGGGGTTCCTCTCGTGTGTCACTGCGCCCCGGCTGCAACCGGGGCGTTCTCTTTTTCGGGTCGCGGGTGGATGTCGAACATCGCCGGGTCGGCCCACGTGATCGTCTTGACGACAGCGCGCCCGTCGGGGTCGAAGACGACCACGACCGACAGGCGACGCGTTGTGTAGACGAACGTGGTGTCGTGCGACGGTTCGACCTTCTCGGGGTAGAACAGAGCCGCCTCGAGTTCGGGCGTCCCGATCTGCGCCTGCCGTTGCATCAGCGCGAACCGTTCGGCGGCGTGCACCGACACGCGCAACAGCGAACGTTGTATCGGCGGCGGCTTCGGCTTGTTGTCGCCGCCGTGAACGCTGCCGTAGATGCCGAGGCGGCGGCGCACGTCCGAAAGGATCGAAACGGCACCGCCGCCCGTCACTCGGCGGGGCACGTAGGTGCCCGTCATATCCGGCAGGAGGTAGGTCGCCCCGCCGTTGTCTTCCGCCGTGCAGCGAACGCCGAGGCTGCGCAGCTCGCGCTTCGCCCAGTTGTACGGGTGCTTGATATGCGTCATCCCGGGGCCGGCCTACGAGACGAACTTCTGCCATGCCGGCGCCCAGGCGAGCCCCCAGCGGTTGCGCCACGTGAACCCGTCGAAGGGGACGCCTCGAGCGGCGCGCGGGGTGCCGATCTTCGTCGGGTGCTGGAACTTGATGCGGGCGCGCTTGCGTGCCTTGCGGGCTGTCGTGCTCATACGTGCTGTCCGTTCTCGATGACGTTGCGGAAGGTGGGATCGCCGTACATCCAGCGCTCGCCGGGTCGGCCTTCGTCGAAGATCGCGAGCACGGGGCGGCTCTCGAGCAGTCGGCGGCGCAGCATCGGGAAGAGTTCGCGCGCCGAGGGTGCGAAGCGCTGCTCGGCGGTGAATCGCGCGACGCGCTTCTGCGCCTTGCGGGTGGCGCCCGGGGACTCCTGCGGGTCGCGCTTGACGTTCGTTTCGGGGTTCTGCATGGGTTCCTCTCTTAGCGCCGGCGGCGCGGGTAGAACTCGTCGTTGACGCGGCGGATGTGGCGAGCTGCGATCGTCGCGAAGACGATCCAGACGATGAGGGCGATGCTCGCGAAGACGACCGCGGCCCAGATGACGAACCAGATGATTGCGTTCCAATCGATCACTGCGTTTTCCTTTCGTGGGTTGGTGGGATCCGGCGGCCGGGCGTTGACCCGGCCGCCGGTGCGTGCGACCTCTCACGTCGCTGTCTCGCCCGCTACGCGGGCGGCTCCCCTTCTCTTCTTCATCGGGGTATGCGCTGTGGAGTTATCAAGTTGCAGCGGCTCGAGGCCGTGGAGTACCTACGCCGCCGGCGAAAGCGGCGCAGGCTTGCGACTGATCAGGTTCGGGCCGGGATCAGGCGCGGGAGGATCGCCCTACTTGCGGGCGACGGCTGACTTCTTCTTCGGCTCGGCGGGGAGCGCCTTGAACCAGGCGGCGAGCGATGTTGCGGGAATCAGCGGCTTGCGGCCGTAGTAGCGAACGGCGATGTTCCCGGCCGCGACCTCGCGCTTGATGGTGTCGATCGACACTCCGACCGAGTCGGCAGCGCCTGCGTAGTCGAAAGCGAGGCGCTCGCTCATCGGACGTACGCGCCCTTGAGCCAGTCGCCCATCTCAGCGCCGAGCGCGATTGCGAGGGCGTACAGGCGGCCGGGGGTGAGTTCGTCGACGCCGGCGAGGAAACGGCGGAGTGTCGAGCGCGGGATGCCGGATGCGGTCGCGGCGGCGTTCTCGGAGAGCCCCGAGCGCTGCAGGCTGGCCGCTGCGCGTTCGGCGACGAGCGCCTTAGCGGTATTCGATGTCTTGACCATACGGACAAGGTATAGACCAAACGGGCAAGGTCAAAATCGACACGCCGCAGCAAATGACGTGATTTCGCGAAATCGTCAGCGCCCCAGTTCGGGGGTTACGGTATTGACCGTCCGGACGATAAATTGTCCGTATGGCTCAAGACACCCCGTCAGCTCGGGAGCGCTTCGACGCGTCGATCGCGCGGCAACTCTGGCAGGCAAAGCACACCGCCAGGCCGGCGCTCACACTTCCGCACCTAGCGAAAGTGACCGGGATCAGCACGCGCTCAGTGAGCCGCTACCTAGACGGCGAGCGCGCACCCCTGCTCGGAGACTTCTACACTCTCGCAGAGGCTCTAGGACTGGATGCCGATGAGGTTCTCGCACAGGCTCGTCGCGAGGCCGAAAAGCCCTGACGCGACGCCACACTTCACGGCGAGACTGTAGACGTCGAACAGCTCAGCCCTGTGTGCGCCTTGCGAGAAAACGTGCCCCAGGTCGACCGACGACCGACCGGCCGCCGTCTCGATGATGTGCTGTACTGCTGTCGCGTGCGTGTGCAATTTTGGACCCCTAGTTAGTACCCGAACATTAACGATTAAGGCCCGTCTCGAGGGCGCCAGCAATACCCCCAAAAGGGAATTAGCTTGGCTAGATATTCACCTGTCTAGTAGTTGCGCTCCCCAGTGAACGCGCGGCCTAGTGATTCCATACCAAATCAGAGGGCTCGAATGCGGTCGCTGGGCGCACACGGTGGGTAGCGTCGCGAGCGTGCCAGGCGCAGCTGACCCCGAGCCGGCCGAACTCACCCACGCAGTGTCGGCCATCGTCGCCGCCCTCACCAAGTCGGGGCTCAGCCAACGCGCGTTCGCGCCGATCGTGCGCATCTCGCAGTCGCAGCTCTCGAAGCTGCTCCGAGGCGAGGCCACGTGGAAACTCGAGCAGCTCGACCTCATCTGTCACGAGCTGGGCATCAGCATCGCGGAGGTTATCGACGCGGCCGACTACGCCGCCGGCGGGCGATTCAGCTAGTCGGCGGTGAGTTCGGCTTTCGCGGACGGGAACAGCGCGGAGAACTGCGTCATAGCGTCGTTCACTCGTCCAAGGTTCTTACGCGTCCTGTAGCCGCGGGTGACCGATCGTACGGAGTGGCCGACGATGTCCATGATGACCTCTTCGTCGATGCCGAGGTCGTAGAGCAGGTCGATCGTCGAGTGTCGAATCTCGTGGATCGTGACGGCCTTCCGGATGCCCACCTGGGGCAGCACTCCCGCCCAGTCGCGCGTCGTCTGATCGGGGTCGAGAGGCCAGCCCGACTGCTGTGTCCACACGAGCCCGTAGGGGTTCGGTGGTGTCGTCGCGAGGTGCGTCTCGAGGATGCTTCGTAGGGGGTCGACGAGGGGGATGATGCGCCACCCCTTGGACGACTTCGGGCGCGTCCAGTAGAGGCCGCCGTCGATGTTCCGATACTCGTAGTCGTCGGGCACCTTCAGTCTGCGGTCAGGGCAATCCGTGCCGCGCTTCCGACCGCAGCGATAGATTGGCTTGTCGTTGTCATCCATGCCGGCAGGGTCGCTGCATCCGTGGCGCCAGATGAGCCGCTGCATCTGCCACGACAGATCGATCACGTCGGTGACGCGGTCGCGCTCGAGGCCGATGACCTCACCGCGGCGAGCGCCGGTGAGGAAGTATGTCCACCAGAGCGATGCGAGCGGATCCCGGTTGACGGAGACAGATTCGAGCACCTTGATCGATTGTTCGAGGGTGAGCACTTCGATATGTGGCTTCGACTTCTTCGGGGCCTTCATGACGGCGGCGATGTTCGTGCCCTGCAGTTTCCGCTCGGCCTGCGCGGCCTTGAGCGCGATCGACATCACGCGGTGCGCTTCGTTGGCATAGGTCGCGGAGAGCTTGCCCTTCTCGGGTCGCCCGGGCCGCTTGTCTTTGGCTCGCATGTCGCGTGTGAGCTGGCGCAGGTCATCGACGGTGAGGTCGTTCAGCTTTCGAGGGCCGAGCGTCGGAATGATGTGATTGACGACGAGGGACCGGTACCCGCTGAGCGTGTTCGGGCGCACGTCGTTGTGCTCGAGCCAGTAGGGGAACCATTCGCGCACAGTGACTTCGCGGGTCGGAAGGCTGCCGCCGTTCTCGGAGAGCCGCACGAGGAACTCGGCGCGCGCTTCGATGACGTCGGCCTTGTCCTTCCGAGCGATCACTTTGCGTTGGCGCTTGCCTGCGATGGGCGGCATCTCGATCGAGACGCACCACATCCCGTCGCTCTCTCGCTGGTATGGGCGGGCATCCCCCGCGCTTCGCCGCTTCTTCTTCGTGCCGGCCATCGCCTCACCTTTCATCCGTCAGCCACTGTAGCCAACACTGTAGCCAGAGCCAGCATTTCCCAGCAATCCCCAGCACTCGAACATTCGCGGAAATCCGCGGAATTCCGCGGGTTTTCCGCGTATTCACGCGCTCGCCGAGTCTATCACCTTGCGACTGAAAATCGAAAGGTCACCGGATCGATGCCGGTCGGAGCCACCGCCTCACTCCCCTACTCCCGCAAGGAAAGTAGGGGAGTTTCGTTTAAGCTCTCGACGCGCTCGCTGTAGCCTAAACTTTAGCCTGACTGTAGTCAGAGCCTCACGACCCGCGAGTGCGGGGATTGACTGCCTTAAGCCGGCTCGGCATACTCACACCTATGAGCCTCATCTATCGCAAGCGCGTGAGCCTCGGCCGCGGCGCGCATTTGAACCTCTCCAAGTCGGGCGTATCCGTCACAGCTCGAGCCGGCGGGGTCAGCCTGAACTCGCGCGGCCGCGTCAGCGCGCGCCTGCTGCCTGGACTCTCCTACCGGATCGGGGGGCGCCGCTAATGGCCGACAGCTTCGCCGGGGTCACTCTCAAAGGGAGCGAACTCCGCTACGAGAAGACGCGCGGGCCCGTCGCCGGCGCGCAGGCACGCGTCGAGAATGGCGCCGACGTCGAGATGCGTCGGACGCTCGGCCGAGTGCTCACACGCGGCATCTTCGCCAAGAAAAAGCTGACCGGTCACATCTACCTGACGATCGAGCATCCCGACTACGAGGTCGCCGTCGAGGTGCCCGCGAAGAAAGAGTCCGAGGCGCGCAAGTTCGCCGCGCTCGTCAACACCGCGGCAAAGCGGTAGCACCCGGAAACGACGAAAGACGCCCCGCAGCCACCAATGAGGTGTGCTGCGGGGCGTCTCTTCGTTCAGCCTTCGTCGACGAGGATGTCGACACCCGACCAGAACGAGGTCGTGCCGTCGGATGAACCATCGCCGTAGGCAAACTGGCCGCGGCCAGATGCTGGACTATCGACTCCACCGATCCAGAGGTCGCTTCCGTCGGTCGCTTGAATCTCCGTCAGGGCGAGCCCGTCGCCCGGATGCGGCGCCACGTACTCGCCGGCGGGGTTGCTGTAGCCGAGCCAAAAGACGGTGTTTTCTGGCATCGGCACCGGAGCATCGAACACGACGTCGTAGTAACCGACCGTGTTGTCGATCGTTGCCGGCAGCGCCTTCGCGGCGAGCGGCGACTTGCCACTGCCGGCCTTGAGGTCGGGCGAGATGGTTCCCGCCGGCCATAGCTCGAGCTGCCAGCCTGACCCGGTCCACCCCGACACGTCGGTGTTCACGTAGACCCGACCGCCGAGGATTCGCCAGATGCTCGGGTCGCCCGTCGGCCGGCGGCGGAACAGCGTAACGATGCGGATCCAACCGTGACTGTCGTTTTGACGGTCGAGGGTTGCACTCGGTCGGGTGCCACCGAACACGGTGTGACGAGGTGACGGCGCGCCGCTCGCACCCCACACCTGCACCGCGCCAACGTATGCCGCGCTCGCCTGCGTCGCGCCGAGCCGCAGCGACGAGATGGTGGTCGCGCCGAGCCGGATCACGGCGTCGTCACGTAGAGCGTCGTAGGACTCTTCGTGCTGAGCGCCGCGTACGCCGCTTCGGAAAGCACGACGATCCCGGTCAGACCGGTCGTCGTGAAGCTCACGCCGGGCGTGCCCGCGTCACCGGTCGCGCCCTTGTCGCCCGTCGGGCCCTTGTCGCCGGCTGGCCCCTTGTCGCCGGTCGGGCCCTTGTCGCCCGCCGGCCCCTGGAACGCGGCGAGCGCGGTCCACCAGGCTTGCGGTGCGTCGGCCGGCGCGAGGGTTTCCGGGTCGACGGCGTAACCGTTGATGAGGTCGGTCAGGGTGATCGCCCCGGCGGGGTAGCTGGCGACGACGACGCTTCGCCATCCCTCGAGGGTGGAGCGGATCTTGATGCCCGACCCGGGCGGCGCGGCCGGTAGTTCGGTCGCGCCGGATCCGGTGCCGTCGAGCCTGACGATCCACAGTGTGGCCGCCGTTACCCGGTCAGTGGTCCCGTCGATCGTCGGCGTGATGAGCTGGAAACTGAACGTGACTTCGGATGCCGGTAGCGCGCCGGCGGTCCCCCAGTCGTCGGCCGCGATGGTCACTGCTGTCGTCATAGCTCGGTCCCCTCGGAGTGGTTGCAACTGTCACAGGTGGAGCGGTGGAAACATCGCGGGTCGCTGCACGGATGCCGGCAGAGGCACTGCCTATTGGCAGCTCTCGCACTGCAGCTCATCCATCGGATCAACCGGGACCTCATATTCGATGCCGCCGCTCAAACCGATGCGCTCGCGATCGCGAGGGCGGCGTCGGTCGGCGCGGCTGCGGCGTCGGTCGGAACGGGCACGGGCGCGGCCGCCACGGGGGCAACGGGCGGCGTAATCGGTGCGGGCGCAATCACGGGCGCCGGGCTGTCGGGAACGCTCACAGTGACCGCCAGCGGCGCGGACGGGGCCGGGGTCGCGGCGGGGGGCGTGGATCCGCTGCGGGTGTAGGCGTCGGGCAGGCCGTGGGCGAGGATGTCGCCGGCTGCGATCGATGCGATGAGCAGGCCGGTGATGATGACTGCGGCCGCGGTGAGGCCGAGCGCGGTCAGGTCGACATGGGCGAGCTTCGTCGCGCTGACGACGAGGGCGCCGCCGGTGCCGAGCGCACCGGTGCCTCGGACGGTCTGCCAGAACGTGCGGATGAACGCGACCGCGGCCGCTTCCCGGTTGGCCGGGGGAAACAGGTAGTTGATCATTGACTAGCTCTCCTTCGTGGTGGTGGTGAATCGCCCGCGGGGATCGCGCGGCGGGAGTTGTTTCTCGATGTCGTCGATCCGCAGCTCGGCGGCGGCATCGTTCGCCCGAAGGCTCGCGATGTCCTTCTGCATGGCGGCGAACTTCGTGTGCAGGCCGCGCACGCCGCGCTCGACGCGCTTCGCCGTCTTCTGCGCGTCGGTGATGTCGTCGCGCATGTTCGACTTGTGGTCGTTCTCGATTTGGTGCTTCATCGCCTCGAGGTCGGCCTTGGTGCGTTCCATGAACTCGGGCAGCCCTTGGATCGACGCGACCGTCTGAACGAATAGCTTGATCGTCGGCCACGCGTCGACGAGAGCGCGCAGGCTCTTCCAACAGGCGGTGATGAGCCCGACGACGAGCAGCACGCCGCCGACAACCCACAGCAGCGGGGTAAGCCACGGCTGCCCCTTGAATACGACTTCGAGCCATCCGAGCATCAGGCGTCCCCCGCCCTGTCGAGCTTCGCGTGTAGCGCCTCTAGCGCGGCCGCGTGCTTCGCGTCGCGACGCTCGGCCCTCGCGAACAGCGCATCGATCTTGTCGTGCATATCCTGCGAGCGCTGCTCAGCGGCGCGCCCCTGCTGATCGGCGATGAACGCGAGGATCGCGAGGGCGACGAGCTGAATGAAGTTGTTCGACAGCCATGCGGAGAGCGGCGCGATGTTCCCCTGGGTGACGAGCGCGCCCGCGGCTTGCGGGAGCGCCGTCAGGGAGATGATCGCGAACGCGACGATTGCCCACTTCGACGCGAGAACCGCGCCGGCCCCGTAGGCGACGCGGGCGATGACCGCGCCTACACGGCCGAGCAGGTCGACCGTGCGGCGCTTGCCGCGGGTCACGCTGCCGGGGCGGGGACGAGGACGAGGTGCGCGATCGCCTGCGCCGCGGCCGCTTCGATCACGGCCGGCGTCAGTTCGACGCCCGACGCCTTGAGCGCGTCGAGCAGCGGGCCGACGAGCAGCGGAGCGAGCGAGGCCGCGATCGTCGCGGGGTCGACGGCGGCGCGTTGCGCTGCGACAGTGACGGTGTGCGACGCGAGCGCGTTCCACACGGTGCCATCGCCCTGCTGCAGCCAGAACACGCCGGGGGTCTGCTCCTTGACGATGCCGAGGCGGAGGTACGAATCCCACAGGTTGATGTCGCTGATCGGGTGGAGCAGGCCGGCGTCGTCGACGATGCCGATCGAGCCTTCGTAGTTGCGAATCGCGTTGAGCTGCAAGATGTCCTCCTGGGGGATCGGGGTTGCGGTGCCGCCGGCGGATGCGGCGTATTCGGTGTCGAGGTCGAGATACCCGCCGTAACCCGGCAGGTGTCCCTTCGAGGTGTGCTGCCACATCACGACGCTCGTCGCCGGCCAGTGGCCGACCGCGGGGACCGATGAGGCGTCGTAGTTCGCGACCCACAGCGGCAGCCACGTGCACGGCGACCAGTCCTGCGCGAACGTGACCGACGACGACATGTACGCGCCGCCGGGCAGCCCCGACGCGCGAGCGGCCGTGTTCAGCTGCGCGGGCGTCCAGTGCGGCATCGCGCCCTCGTTCTCGACGTCCCACCAGATGCGGGCATCGCCGAGCCGTCGGGCGATTGCCGCGGCGAAGACTGCGTCGCCGGCGGGGTCGGTGGTCCCGTTGAACCAATACCCCTCGGTGATGAGGCCGGCCGCGTGCGCGTTCGCGTGATTCTGCTCAGTAAGGGAGTCCTCGTACCGGCCGGCGTCGCCGCCGCCGAGCTTGATGATGACTCGATCGACGCCGGCCGCCTTCCACGATTGGAAGACGGCGACGCTGATGACGCCCTGGTATTTGGAGATGTCTACGGCACTCATTGCGGCGTCCTAACGGGGATCAGAGGAACTCTTCGACGGACAGGAACGCGGTGCCGATCTGCACCGCGGCCGCGATCGACGCGAGCCCCTGCACGGTCCACGTGTGCGAGCCGGCGGCCGGCGTGTGGGTGGCTGGCAGCACGAACCCCTGCGCCGACACCGCGGAGATGAACGGCACGTTCTGAACCGGCGACACGTCGCCGACCTGAGTGCCGTCGCACAGCAGCTTGAGCTGCGCGGTGCGGGCGGCACCCGAGTTCGCGTTCACGAGGGATCCCTCGAGCCGCACCTTGACGCGGCCGCCGATGGTGGTCGCGGCGACCGAAAGGCCGGCGATCGCTGTATACGCGGTCGCGAACGTGCTCGAGAGCGTCACGTAGGAGTCTCCGCGCCAGTAGAGCGACCCGTGCCCGAGCAGCTGCCACCCGGTGGTGTAGAGCCAGGTCAGGTTCGTGTCGGTTTCCGTGACCATCAGACCGGCCCAGAGCGAGGATCCGGTGCGGGCGCCGCGAGCGGTCGACGTCTCGGCCGCATAGTTGCCGTAGGTGGCGGCGTAGGTGGCGACTTCGGAAAGGTCGGCGGCGTCCGAGGGTGCTCCCGTGCCGGCGTACTGAGGCGCGAGTCGTGCGCCGAGGCTGTCGTGTGCCAAGAGGTCTCCTAGACGTATTTAGTTATGAGGGCGTTCAGTGCGTCGTGGTCGACGGTGGCGACGATGGTCGCCCGAACGGTGGTCGGCCCGGACGGATTCACGAGCGTGATCTGCGTCGATCCGGGGTCGATCACGTCCGGATTCAAGCCGGCGAGCGCGATGAGTTCCGCCTCGAATTGGGCGCCGAGATTGATCATGAGTGCTCGCTTTCAGTAGGCCGAGGTGATGAGCAGGGCGCCCGAGTCGCCGTCTTGCGTCGTGCTGGCGAAGATGTTGTATCCGCCGTGGTTGGTGCCGATGCCGAACTGGCCGCCGCCCGACTTGAGCGAGTTCCCGAACGCGACAGGCAGGTCGATCCACCCGGCCCCGGAGATGGCCTTACTCGTCGGCGAGGTGACCGCGGCCGGCGCCCCGCCAGGCTGCGACTGGTACGGGTGCAGGCCAAAGATCGGCGCTGAGCCCTGAATCTGCAGCGGCGAGATGTAGAGCTGCACGCGGCTGATGACGGCACCCGACGGCAACGTGTCGGAGATCTTCGTCCCGTAAAACCAAAGCCCCTCGTTGGTGAGCGAGTCGTACACTTCCGGCGTCCACCAACGCGACTGATACGAGCCCGAGCCGAGCGCCGTGAACTTGTCGTTATGCGTCGTGGCACCGCCACCGGATCCGGTGGGCGCCGCCGCGCTCGCGACCGACGTCGACAGCACCGCGATCGCAAACGGCCCGTTCCCCCAGACGATCTGCATCACCTGACCGGCCGTCGGCGACAGCGTCGAGGTGTAAGGCGCGACCACCTGCCCGAGCGACGTCGAGAGCGTCACGAGCCCCGACGCGACCGACACGACCGTTCCCTGCGACGGGTTCGGGAAGTCCGGACCCATCACGAATGCGACTCCGTCGACGAACCAGACGCGCACGAGCTCGCCGATCGCCGG